AATTTCAATTGTATCAATTTCAGTTTGAAGTTCATCTACTTCTTCTGTAGTTGCTGCAACAATAGGAATAATAGATGTTGTAGTCATGCCAGTCGAAGTAACTGTAATCGGTGTAATTACGATTTGCGGACAAAGTGGCATTACTCCCCCTAAATAGTAATCGTGTACGGGTCAACTACGGATGTAAAATAACTTACTCTCCAATTATCTGCAGTTATAGAATGAGCTAATCCTTCTACAACACAGTTAATTGTAATATTTCGTCCATCATAAGTTAAACGCTTTACCTGGACAAGATCATTTAGTTCTGTTTCTAGCATATCTGTTGCAAGTGCACCAATACCAATTGCTGTAAAGTCAATTTGTTCTGCCAGTACTACAGCATCAGCATCTTTTCTAGCAGCATATAAAGCAAGATTTGCTGCACTAGTTTCGTTTAGAATAGGTGCATCTAGTTTCTTAGACTTAAGTCCATATGTAGCAACACTAGATGTAAACTTTGCTGTTTTCTGAGCTTTTTTTGGACCTCTAAATACTATTGCTTCATTGTAAACATAATCAGTTCCAGGATTAGTAATAATCCCGTCATAGCCAACACTATTTGCATCGCCTTGGTCACTAAATAATAATCTAGTTGGTCTAGTAAACTTGTCAGATATAGGAACAAGCGTTGCAACACCTGATCGACTTACATAAAATCGTCCACCAACACAGTTAGCACATTGCTCTAGCATTTCAAGACAACTCATATTTTGTTTTGTCTTTTGCATAACTGTTGTTCCTGTAAGACTACGTCCACCAGTCCATTCAGCAAGATCTAATGCTCGAGTTGCTCTAGCTGAAGCTGATTCTGAAAAGTCACTTACAGCTAATGCTGGCGCTATTGCTTTGGCAATTTGTGCAAGGCCATCAACAAATGTTAATGAAACTGTTGGATAAATACCACTTGCATTCCTGCAATTAAAATTCCATACCATGGACTTGATGTATTGCTTGGATCAAAAGCACCTGACTGATTGTTTAGTACAACATCAGCGGTTGCAGCTTCTAAAAAGTCATTTTGATATTGGCGTCCTCTACGGATCTCAACAGATAGCAAAAGATCAGCACTAACTGCGCTAAAAGCTCCGCCATTACTAAATGAAACTGTAAGTGTAGGTGCATTTGCTGGCATTAGAGCACCGCAAACTGACTGCCACCACGTCGGCGCATAAGAGTTGCAAGACCATTCTTAATACCATTTACAAGATCACCTTGTGAAACAACCGAACCGGCAACATTGACTGTGATGTTTCCACCATTCATTGTTGTGTTCTTAGCAATGTTTCCATGTCCAGCAGATGCTAGCAATGAGATTGTTGGACTTGATATACCAAGTTTTGCTTGCTTGATCTGATTCTTACGAATTGCTTCAAGTGTAATTGGATCAGTTTCTTTAAGTCCTTTTAGTCCAAACTTATTTCTTAGCTTTAATAACAATTCAGTTGCTTTAGCTGCATCATCTGTAGCTCCTGCAAGACCGTTTGTTGCACTAGTCATTCCTTCTATGCCTTTAGTGTAATCTGATGCTGATGCAGAAAAACCTTTAGCATTAAAATCAAACTTGCCTAATGAATCAGCAGCTTTATCTGAGTCTTTATTAAACTTATTTGCTGCGACACCTATACCGACTAAAGCAACTCCAAATGCCGCTGCTCCAGCTGCTGCTGAAATACCACCAGTTGCCAATGCAGTTGCGGCTGCAGAAGCAAGTGAGACGGTGCGAAGTGCTTTCATGACTTTAATAATTGCTTGAATTCCTGTTACTAAAGCAGCAACTGCTCCAGCAACTTTAGCTCCAAAGAATGCAGCAATGATTACAGCGCCTAGAGTTGCAAATACTTTAATATTTCTAGCAACAAAACTAAACATGTCATACATTAGTTTTGCAAAAGCAATACCGTATTGGATCGAAGTCTTAAATCCTGCTGCAATCTTATCGCCATTTTCGTCTACAAACTTCTGAATTGCAGGAATAGCCTTGTTAATAATAAGATCAGCAAATGATCTAATTTGAGGCAGTAACTTATAACCAAGTGATTCAGATGCCTCACCAAATGCAAGTTTAATTCTTTCCATTTGTCCAGCAAATGTATTTGCCGCTGCAGCTGCAGCGCCTTTTGTCTCACCTGAGATCTCTCGCATTGCTGCTGCAAAGTCTTTTGACTTAACTGTAGCTGCTGAAATCTGTGGAAATAGTTTTTTAAGTGCTCCAACATTTCCACCATATGCTTTAGAAACTAATTTAGAAGCAGTATTTAAGTCAATACCTTTTGCTGCTGCAATGTCCATTGAAACGCCAAGCAAAGACTGAGCTTTTCCAACATCACCTGTTACTGCAGCAAGTCCAGCAAGAGCTGGTCGTAGTTGGTCATCTGCAATGCCAAACTCTGCTTGCATGGCCGTAATGTATTCTTCGGTTGCAGCAATAGTTGCGTCTGTGGCACTAACTGTATTTCTTAATGAATTAGCAAGAAGTGTCTGTGACTTCTGATCTTCCATTGCTGCCTTAACAGCATCATAGCCAATTTTAGCAGCAAATGCTCCTGCTGCAATTGCAGCCAAACCAAACTTTTTTGCAGTTCTATTAGCAAAATCGCCGAACTTCTTTTCCATCTTGCCAATATCTTTGACTGCAGCTTTTGTACCTTTGTCAGAGTATTGCGTAAGAATGCGGGCGACTACTGCACCAACTGCCATTTTAGTCTACCTTTCCCGCTGAATCAAGATGATTTTGTAATTCACGTTTTGCTTCTTCTAAAGCTTTTTCTACTACTTTTTCAATACGTGGTCGTTCCTTATCTACAACTTTCCAGACAAGACGAGAAGCCTTACCAAACCAGTTGAGTCTTTCAATAAATGATCCACTCTTTTTATTACGTCCTGAAAGTTCAAATACTTTACCAGCATCAGAAGTATTTAATAAAGCACCAGCACTAGTTGTGTAATCTTTACGAGTGCGTCTTTGCGATTTAGAAACAGTTATTCCTGCTTTAATGGTCGTAGGATCCCAAGCAGGCCAACCAGCACCGCCCCATGTTCGCCCACTTACTGCAGCTGTTGGTCTCCAATTACGCATAGGAGTATTTGTTGTTCTACTTTGAATGCTATCAACTAAACGATGAGCAGCACCTTCAGCATTGTTCAATTCAGTGTTAACTATTTTATTGAACCTAGTAACAGCTTTTTTATCAAACTCTTTAAGAGCTCTAAGAGTTGGTTCTATGCCGGTTAAAATTATCCTGGTGTCTTCTTCCATTTATCCACCTTTTGCTCGCTCTTTGAGATAAATAGTAATTGCTTCAAGTATTCCTTCAGGCGCATCTATTAGATCTATGGGTGAAATACCAGTTTCCACCGAGATAGCTGCTACGTTATACGTTAAGCTGTCTCGGTGGATCCGAAAGAATCATCTGAGTCCAATTCAGCAGATTCGATTGTATCTAAGAATTCTGGACCAAATGGTTTTACAATGACGCCATTGGATTGCATGCACTTCCATGCTAACCAATAAACATGTTCGATTTTTTGTTCTTCTCCAAGCAATTTCGGCATTCCTTTGCCATATTGCTGTTCAAATGCAACAATGACGCGGGGAGTCAACTTGTAAGTTGTCTCATTGCCTTCAATTGTCTTTACTTTAATTCCAAGACCGTCCATAATTTCCCCCTTGTTAGATTAGGATTTGGTGATTGTACCACTAATTGGCCAAGTTACTGATGCAGTTGCTAGTTCACCAACGGCACCATTTAATGGTGTCCATTCTGAAATCAATGCACTAAAACTATATGCCGGTGTTGTTCCAGCTACTGGACGAACAGTAATTGAAACTGCTGTACCAAGTGTTGGATAAATAACTGATTCTAATGCGCTCGCTGCGTAGTCTTGATTAAACTCAAATGCAACACTGTTATCGGCTAAACCAGCCACGCGTGTACGTGCTGTGTTACCAAATGCAGTTGTTTCGACTACATCATACGTTGATCCTAAAGTCACAGAAGTGACATAAGATGAAATATCAGTTGCTCCAAAAGTAACAGCAACGTTAGTTAAAACAATACGTGCCATTATGAAACCGCCTTAGTTACTTCACCGCTGATCGGCCAGGTAACTGATGCTGTTGCAAGTTCTCCAACCGCTCCATTCAAAGGAGTCCATTCTGAAACCAGTGCTGTAAAGGAGTAAGCTGGATTATCGGCCGCTGTTGTTGCACCATTTGGCTTTACAACAACTGCTGTTGTGGTGCCAAGTAGTGGATAAACTGTTGCTTCAACATTAGCTGCTGCATAATCTTGATGAAATTCAATAGCAACTGAATTATCGCCAAGTCCAGCAACACGTGTACGAGCAGTTGAACCAAATGCGGTTGTTTCTACAACATCGTCATTTGTTGTTAAAGTAACACTTGCAATGTGGTCAGAAAGATTGACTGCATTGATAGTGATATATGCGTTTGTAAGAACTAAACGGGCCATTATTCGTCCGCTCCTTTTTCTATTACTGGTTTGGTTGGTGTATTACTTGATAGATGTTCACCCTTAACTAGCGCTTCTGGGTTACAACCTGCATCAAGCAATTCTTTTTCAGTGACTTGGTCACCTTTTTTCTTATCTCCGAATACAAAATTATCGGACTTTATTGTATATGACATTATGCTCCATCTCCATATATGGTTACTTGGTATCTGTATGATAAATATTCAACATCAGCAGCTTGGTAAACTCCTGATTGAGCCGCAGTAACTCTAAGCGTATCGACTTCTCCACCGAGAGTACGATCTGATTCAATTGCTGCTTTTATTGAATAATCTCCTGAACCAGAAAGATATTTGTCAAGTTTGTCTTGTCCTGTTCTTTCAGAGAATCTCTGGACAATAACCATTACATCTACGTTTGCTTGATCTAAACCACGAGCATTGTTAAGATCAAATGTAAGATCTAATTGACCAATTATTGCACATGGTGGGACAATTACATCAGGGACTAAATCATAAACTCTTAGACGATCTATTTCTTGTAAATTGTTTTTTAATCCTTCACGGACTTTGCTTGGTAGCATTAGTATGCAACTCCGTTTAACTTCTTAAGTGGACGGATCAGTGCTTCAACATCTGGATCTAATCTAGAACTCAAACGTACTGTTCCCATATCAACAGAACCAGCAACTCCAAATGGAGATTGTTTGCGGATAAATAGTCTAGATGCTTGTAAACGTGCAGCTAAATTGATTTCTGCAGGTACAGCAGACCATCCCCATACTCCCGTTACGCGTACTGTTTGAGGGTAAAGACGTGGAAATAAATATCTATCGATAGCTAAAATGCGAGTATATGGCCAACCTCTGCGTGGATTGTTGATTGGTTCAATCATATAATCTGTTGAAGTCCATATTGTTGTATAACTACGGTCAAAGTTTTCATCTGTTGCAATTTCACTAATTGAAATGAAGTCATCTGTATTACAGATCCACCAGTCATTTGGTGTGTAATAACGGACTACTGGTGCAAGTGTTGTACCATCTTTATAAAAAAATCTACCAGTGTAGTCATCAATCATTCTACATGCAGCAACAATCGCAGCTTCGATAGCTAGATCATCATTGATGTCCTCGATTGCAAGAGCATTCTTGACATCCGATAGGGTGCAATAGGCGTTTGTTAGTGCCATGCGTTATCCTTTTCTCTGATTTAGGCTGCATTGCTCGTTCTAAATCGGGCAAAGCCGTTGCTGTTTGCTTTTTCTTAAATAATTTTAATTTCATAATCACCCCGTTTTTAAGGTGTAGAGCCGATAAGTCGGGGGAGTCTTACCGGCTCTACACTATTGTTCTAAGCTTTGCTTAGAATGTTGGAGCTACCAAACCGGTGCCTGAGATAATTGAGGCAGCTGCTGGGTAACGACCTGCTGAGAAGGCTGCGTAGCCATAAACAACAGACTTGATTGTCAAGCTGCCAGCACTAGTTGCATCGAAGTTCAATGCAAATGGTGATCCTGCTTGCTCCCATAGGTGCATTTCAGGTGCAGCAACGCAGTAAATCTTGTCCTGGTTTGTACCAGCACCTGCGTTTGTTACAACGTTTGCATCAGTAATGATTGGAAGACCCATCAATGAGTAACCTGAGTTACCGTATGATACTGCTCCAGCTCCTACTGCAAGTGCATTCATTGGACCGTAGTTATTTGGAACAACTAGTGGACGGTTTTGACCATCAACTGCTGCTAGCAAATAAGCTAGGCGGCGTGGGTGCATGATCCAGTGTGTTGGTTGCTGGAATGCAGTTGTCTGAATCTGTTGGACAGCGTCAGCGAGCTTTGGATAAAGAAGCGCTACTGTTGGAGATGCAGATGTGTAAGTGATTGCGTTTCCACCAGAGTTATCAAGACCAAGAACTGTTCCTGATGTACCAGCGCCATTTAGGCATTGGTTATCTAGTGTTGTGTGCCATGAACGGATCAAGTCAGCAAGAATGAATGAATCAATTCCTGTACCGCGCTCGATTGCTTGGCGTGAAATGTCCTGCTGTCCTGCAACTGTACGCACATTGATAGTCAATAGTGTGTCATCAGCATCAGTGTTTGACACTGTTGCGTTTTCTGTTGCTTGGATTGCAGTTGTTGTACCTGTCGTCATGCGGCTGATGTTAAGTGTCATTCCGCTTGCAGGTAGCGCATGCTTGTTTGTAGCAGCATCCAAGAATGGACGGCCAGCACGTGCAAATGGTGCAGCTAGATCTGTTAGGTACTGTGGTACCACAAGACCATCAAAGTTGCCAGTGGCAACTGCGCGGTTTTCAACTTTTTCTTCACGCATGTGGCGTGCTAGACGCTCCTGTGCAGCAAAATCGTTCTTGAATTGTGCGTTGTACGCATCCTTCACGAATGATGCTTCTGCTTCAGGTGTGTATGTACGAGCTTCAGAGATAACGCGAGCGCCACCTACTGGTGTTGCAACTGGTGCAACTGCTGAACGGATTTCTGCAGCCTTAGCGTCTGCATCAGCCTGTGTCTTCAGCTTTTCGATTTTTGTATCGAGTGAACGTGACTCTTCTACAAGAGCGTCAACCTTCTCGGTCTCCTCTGCAGTAAGGTCGGTACGGTTCTCTTCAGCAACTGCTTCAAGAACTGCATCCATTTCTGCCTTAACTGCATCACGGCGCTCGATTACTTTGTCAAGGTATGACATTGTATTCTGCTCCTTATGAGTTTAATCGAGGTGGTGGCGATAAGCATCACGGCGCTTTTGGGGTGTGAGTCTCGCTCCGACTTCGGTATCTGTTAACTATTTGCTAACAGAATATTATTTTGTGTTGTTTACTATCGCTTTTGCTAAACGAAGAGATATGGATCTTGGTACAGAAACTTCTTCTACAAGGTTTTTATCTTCTTCATCTTCCATGTAAGTAGAATCTTCCATCTCATCTTCAATTTCAACTTCTTGATTTCCTAGTAATTGAGCCATTAGTTCTACTGACTTCATTACATAGTCATGACCTTCACTTAGATCTTCAAAAATGCTTTTTAAGACTAGCAAAGAATCTCCAGATACTTCTCTTCCTTCTTTGACAGCTGTAATAGCATTTTTTAGATGCTCACGAGCCTCGACTGAAGTGGCTGGATAAGCTGGATAAGTAACTACCGAAACATCTCCATCGGCTAATGATACTTCTGTTAATGTCCGCATTGTGCGATCTTCATTCCACTTTTGTCGAATTACACGGAAAGCAAAACTCATTTGATCTACATCGCCTCTAGCAATAAGAGCATGTAGGTCTCTTGCTTCTTGAGTATCTGCTAATTCAGCATCAAATCTTAATCCAATGTCATCTTCAGTTAGCGTCATTGTACCGTTTTTAGTACGAGCTAATGGAAGTCCTTCATGATTAACTAGTAATCGGACATCAGGTATTTCTGTTAATGTTTTTCTAAATGCACCTTGAGCGATTGTTTCGATGAATGGTAGAGGGACGCTAGGACTATCAAACTTTGCTGCATATCCTGACAAGCGTAGCTTTCCATCGTCATCTGCCCGAGTTTCAACATCTTGCACAGTATATGTGCGTCGTTCGATTTTTTTCATTTTGCTCCTTGAGTCTTTCTCTTCATTCAACACTACTCCACCTCGTATGCTGCTTTAGGATCCGTTGGATCTATTGTTGAAATTGGTTGCAATTGATTTGAAGGTAAACCTGTGTGATTCATTTCAGGTAAACCAACAGCATCAATTACTGATTTTGGATCAAAACCTACTTGAATTAACTTGGCTGCAATATCAGCACGAAGGTTTAGACCAACATCTTTTGCGTCCGCTGCATCAATATTTTGCAATGGAACTCGGTATTGATCTCCAGATTCTCCAAGAGGTGCTAGATCTTCTACATAACGGACATCGTTTAGACTTAGGAAGCCTTCACGTAGACCTTTTGTATATGCATCATAACGTTCTAGTGTTGTTCCACGTAGTAAAGCATCTAGATTAAACTTAATAAATCCATCTGATTCAGGCAGTAATGGTGATAGTGCTTGTTCTAGTCTTTCAAGCAAAGGTCTTAAAGAGTGTTGCACAAATGACAAGTTCTGAGCTTCAACAGATGCAAATGACATTGCACCTGCAACAGGGTGACCAAGTAGAGATACAGGTACACGGAATAGTCTAGCAATTTCTTCTACACCAAATCTACGTACTTCTAGAAGTTGTGCATCTGCAGCATTTAGAGTGAGTGGCTTAAATGTTGCACCGCTAGTTAAAATGCCAAGTTTTCCTGCACGATAAGGTCCTGTATGTGACATATTCCAGTTGCGAGCAATATCAGCGGCTTGTTCTTCAGTCATTTCTCCTGGAGATTCAATAACTCCACCAGGATTTGCTGCATTTCCAAAGTAACTTGCTGCATAAACTTCTGCGGCCATAGCAGAACCTAAAGTAATGCGAGCTGCTGCAATCGGGCCAAGTCCAAGCAACTGTCCAGGTAGTCTAAACATAGGAATGTGTAGCATTTCATTCTTTGTTAGAACCATTGTTTTTACTGACATTGGATCAAACGGTTGTGCATTGTCGTAAAACTGATTTACTGGATCTTGTGCGTTTTGACCAATAGTAACTATGTATTCAATCTCTCCCATTGGATCAGGACGATGAATACGAACTTGGAGTGGATTTATACAGTAAAGCTCTTGAACGTCGCCCAGATCGTCACGTACGGTTAAAATGAATGCATTGCCATGAAGGTTTAGAGATGAAATTACTTGCTCATAAAACTCTAAACGGGTTGAGTCAGGATTTGGTTTGTTAATCCATGCAGGTAATTCACCATATACTGATGCATAATTTATTCTAGAACGTCCACGACGGACATAAGCAGAAAGCGGTAGAGAACTAATAGTGTCACCTAATAGTCGGACACAAGCATAAACAGTTGACATGCGAATTGCTGTATCGGAGTTTACATCTACTCCGGCTGGAGTTGCATATAGAGCGCGGCCAGGTAAAAATGGTTCAAGGTACTGATTGTTTGACCTTTTTTCTCCTGCTTTACGCAGTCTATTCGATAGACTCATTTATCTGCCTTTTCTGTGCTTAGTTGATACCAGCCATCTTCCCAAAGGGTTAACAACCTTTCAAAGTAATCTTGATACTTAGGTGCAATTGCTTTAAGTGAGTATTTTTCTATTGCTTGTTTTCTAATAAAATCTCTGTCAAGATCTTTTACATCTTCTGCAGCTTCAATAAAGTCGGCAAGAGATCTACATCTAAAACCAGTAATTCCGTGGATATTGGTTTCTGTAAAAGCTCCCCAATCGGTTGTGATTGTTGGAGTTCCACAAGTCTGAGCTTCTACTACTATATTTCCAAATGGTTCGATATAAGTAGTAGGCGCAAACAAGGCAATGGCATTTCCCATTAGTTCTGCTCGTTCTTCAGCTCCAATATTGCCTATAAAATTGCCATAACCGGTGCCTCTTTCATCACCTGGACCTGCCAAAATTAACTTTTTGCCTAATCTTTCACATACTTCTTGAGCAATTCTAAAGCCTTTTCGCTCAATCATGCGCCCAATATAGAAGTAATAGTCACCTGATCCTGATCCTTTTGGAAACATTTCAGGTTCAAGATAGCCATTTATAACTGCATCAAAGAATCCACCATCTACTGTGGTTGGATTTTTATAAGCTGCATAGATCGAATGCATCCATGCATAAGACTCAAATACACGATAATTTGCAAAAGTTCCACCATAACCAATACCAAACTCTACTGACATGTGATCTGGAAAAGCATCTGCAATAGGTTTGTGAGCATATCCACCAATAAGACAAATAAAGTTGATGCAGAAGCGCCTTACTTTTTCAGTGAATGCGCAACTTCTAAAGTCTTTGGTTGTGTTAGTGTGTGGAAGTGATACGACGTGAAATCTGATTGGTCCCCCGACCTTGTTCATTCTGTTGGTTGTTCAATCCAAGAAAGAGAATCTTCGTTCCAGGTGTACGCTTTGCCGTCTGTTGGCATTGGAGTCGGAGCTTCCCAAATATAAGTGCTTGTGTTCTTTGTCCATGATGCGTAAGGTTGTGGAGCTGCAAAACCAACTCCATCAAACGTATAACCAACTCCAGCGTAGTTTTTATGAATTGGAAACTTTCCATTTGCGTGAACTCCACCAAAAGTATTGTAAGAAGTTTGTACCCATTCACCGCCAAGGTTTTGCTCGCACCAATCAGGACCGTCAGCCACGATGACTTGCGTAACAATGCCATTTTCTATTTTTGCATAATGAGCCATTAGTTTTTCTCCTTTTCACCATAAAGTGGTGCTGTATTCAGCAATTTAACATCTCGCTTTGTTACTATTCCACCTTTTTCATCAAGTTGGGCTTTTGCCGTTGTTTCGTTATCGGCTATAATATGCACTAACATAACTACTTCGTAGCTAAAGCATTGAGTTAAGTTTGTTTCTTTGATCTTTTTAACATTGTCTTTCATTTTGCCCCCTTTATTAGATTGCGTATCTTACTATTACTACACCGCTACCGCCGTTGCCTCCGTTTGATAAATCACCGTTTCCACCTGAACCACCGCCACCGCCACCAGTATTGGCTTGTGCAGCGGTAGGTATACCTTGATTTGCTTGGTCGTTGCCGTTAGCGCCACCACCTTTACCACCAGCACCACCTAAAGGACGGTATGATGCGCCGCTATTTGAACCTCCTCCACCACCACCAGCAAAAAAACCATCTAATCCAGTGCCTGTTGCACTTGCCCAAGACGAATAGTCAAGACCGATTCCACCAGCACCAGCATTTTGAGCAGCTATTGGACTTACGCCTACTCCACCAGCACCGCCACCGCCGCCGCCTAATTGATTTGGATTATTACCAGTGCCACCAGAATTGCCTTGGCTTGTAGTAGGACTTCCACCACTAGGAGCTGTGCCACCACCCGCACCGCCAGATGCGCCACCAGAACCGCCTGTTGCTCCAGCCACGTTAGTGCCGCCACCGCC